AAAAAGGCTTTGAATGGGCAAAAGAAAAGCCGCCCTCGCGACTGGCATCACGAAAAAGCGGCACACAAAAAACAACTGAATATATTTTAAACCAAAACAGGAGGTTTGTCAAATGGTTAAAATAAACAGTCTGGAAATTGAAAACGTAAAAAGAATAAAAGCAGTAAAAATTAAACCTGAAAAGAGCGGATTAACCGTAATAGGCGGCAAAAACAATCAAGGGAAAACCTCGGTACTGGACAGTATAGCCTGGGCATTAGGAGGAAACGGCTTTAAACCATCTCGGGCTGCCCGGCAAGGCTCTGTTATTCCTCCCCGGCTTCATTTAGTTATGTCCAATGGTCTGGTTGTTGAACGGAACGGCAAAAACAGCGATCTGAAGGTGATTGACCCCACCGGACAGAAAGGCGGACAGCAGCTTTTAAATGAATTTGTAGAACAGCTGGCGTTAAATCTTCCTAAATTTATGGAAGCGTCTTCTAAAGAAAAGGCCCGCGTACTTTTACATATTATCGGCGCAGAAGAAAAGCTGGCACATCTGGAACTTCAGGAACAGGAATTATATAACCGCCGGCATGCTATCGGACAAATCGCAGACCAGAAATCTAAGTTCGCGAAAGAAATGCCATACTTCACCGACACGCCTAAAGAGCTGATATCCGTAATGGAATTAATTCAACAGCAACAGGAAATTCTGGCAAGAAACGGAGAGAACCAGCGCAAAAGAGAAAATCTGAAACGTCTGGAGTTCCAGGCGGAAAATCTGAAAAAGCAAATAGAAGAATTAACGGAAAAAAAGGCTGCGGTAGAATCTGATCTGGAAACCGCCCGGAAATCCGCCGAGAACCTTCACGATGAATCCACTGAGGAATTAGAGCGGAATATTAGAGATATTGAAACCATTAACCGGAAGGTGCGCTCTAATTTAGACAAGGAAAAAGCGGAAGAAGACGCTGTAAATTATCAGGAGCAATATAAAACGCTGACCGCACAGCTCGATAAAACCCGGCAGGAAAAAACAGAGCTCCTGCATAACGCAGGGCTTCCTCTTCCAGGGCTTTCCGTGGAGGACGGAGAACTCACTTATCAAGGCCAAAAATGGGATAATATGAGCGGAAGCGACCAGTTGCGCGTTGCGACGGCTATTGTACGAAGGCTGAACCCCCAATGCGGCTTTGTTCTTTTGGATAAGCTGGAACAAATGGACCTGGACACTTTAAATGAATTCGGCGAATGGCTGGAACAGGAAGGGCTTCAGGCAATCGCCACACGCGTCAGCACCGGAGGAGAATGCAGCATAATTATCGAGGACGGATATGTAAAAGGTGAAGAAACGCAAGAGGCAGACAAACCCAAATTATGGAAGGAAGGCACATTTTAATGAATATCATTCGAGGAAAAATACCGTCGGCGCAAAAGGTTGTAATTTATGGTCCTGAAGGGATCGGGAAAACTTCATTCGCAGCCTGTTTTCCTGATCCTCTGTTTATCGATACCGAAGGAGGCACAAAGCATATAGACGTCGCCCGGCTTCCCGCGCCTACAAGCTGGACAATGCTGCTGGAACAGGTGCAGGAGGTCAAAAAGGAAAACACCTCTGTTTGTAAAACTCTGGTTCTTGATACCGCGGACTGGGCGGAGCAACTTTGCATAAAGCACATTTGCGATAAATATAAAAAATCCGGGATTGAGGATTTTGGATATGGAAAGGGCTACATTTATTTAAAAGAAGAATTCGGCCGCCTGTTAAACCTTCTGGAAGACGTGATAGAACGGGGAGTAAACGTAGCAGTGACCGCTCATGCAAAAATGAGAAAGTTTGAACAGCCGGACGAAATGGGAGCCTATGACCGATGGGAAATGAAGCTGGACAAAAATGTGGCCCCGCTGATAAAGGAATGGGCGGATATGGTTCTATTCGCAAACTACAAGGTGTATACCGTAAAAGACGAGCAAACCCAAAGGAGCAAGGCTCAGGGCGGGAAACGGGTTTTATATGCATCGCACCACCCATGCTGGGACGCGAAAAACCGCCATGGGCTTCCTGATGAAATGCCGCTGGATTACACCAGTATCGCGCCGTTTCTGAATAATCCCGGCACCTCCGGCGCCAATACCGCCACCGGCCAGGAGCGCGAAAACGCTTTTGCAGCGGTACAGGAAAAGCCAATTACCGCAGAAGACGATCTATCATTTGACGATATCGTTGACAGCGCTCAGGAGGATATTCCGGAAGGAATCCCCAGGGATCTGTATGATCTTATGCGGGCTAAGGAAGTAGCCCCTGTTGAGATTCAGCAGGTAGTAGCACAAAAAGGGCACTTTCCGAGAGATATGCCGGTCCGGGACTATCCGGAAGAATATGTCCGCGGAGTTTTAATCGCGGCGTGGCCGCAGGTGTGGGCCGCAATTGAAAAAAACAGAAAAGAAAATCTGCCGTTTTAAGGAGGAGCTTTATTTATGAGTGAGGCAAATACAGGACGCGCAATCGGCTGGGAAGACGAAATTGAGAACGACGGAACACAATGGGTTCTTTTGCCGGAAGGTGATTATCGTTTCCAGGTGGAATCCTTTGAAAGAGCGCATCATCCGGGTTCCGGAAAGCTTCCGTCATGTCCTAAAGCAGTTCTGCATATCCGAATCAACGCGCCGGAGGGCAGTTGTACCATTACGCATAATTTGTTTTTGTTCACCACCATGGAGTGGAAGCTCAGTGAGTTTTTCCGGTCTATCGGCCAAAAGCAGCACGGAGAAAAGCTGAGAATGAATTGGAGCGCGGTTCCGGGCGCTGCCGGCCAATGTAAAATAGGAATCCATAAATTTACCAAAAAAGACGGTACAGAGGGAGAATCAAACGAGATTGTAAAATTTTATGATCCAGGCGAGGCTGACGCAACGGTTAGAAATCCTCAGAAGATCAATAATTCTTCTCAAACCACCTGGGAGCCGGGGGCGTTTTAAATGGAATTAAGACCATATCAGCAGGAAGCTCGGCAAGCCGTAACGGAAAAATGGAATAATGGGGACAAGCGCACGCTTTTGGTCCTGCCCACCGGCTGCGGAAAAACTATTGTATTCGCCAAGATCTCAGAGGACTGCGTCCGCCATGGAGACCGGGTGCTGATTCTGGCTCATAGAGGAGAGCTGCTCGACCAGGCCGCGGAAAAAATAAAAAAATCCACAGGGCTTGGATGCGCTGTGGAAAAGGCGGAAGAAAGCTGCCTAGGGAGCTGGTTCCGGATCACTGTCGGATCTGTGCAAACCTTAATGAGGCAGTCAAGGCTAGAACGGTTCAGCCAGGATTATTTCAATACCATTATCATTGACGAAGCGCATCATTGCGTTTCTGGAAGCTATCAGCGAATTCTCCAGTATTTTTCAGAAGCAAAGGTTTTAGGCGTTACCGCAACACCGGACCGCGGGGATATGAAAAACCTGGGAAGCGTTTTTGAATCCCTGGCCTATGAATACAGCCTGCCTCAAGCAATACGTGAGGGATATCTTTCTCCGATCAAGGCCTTGACAGTTCCGCTGAAAATGGATTTAACCGGCGTAGGAATCCAGTCGGGAGATTTTAAGGCGGGTGATTTAGGGACCGCACTGGATCCCTATTTGGAGCAGATCGCCGTTGAAATGGAAAAGGTATGCAGGGACCGTAAAACCGTCGTTTTTCTGCCGCTTGTAAAAACGTCGCAAAAGTTCCGGGATATTTTAAACGCCCATGGCTTTCGGGCCGCAGAGGTCAATGGAGAAAGCCGGGACCGCAATGAAATTCTGAAACAGTTTGATGCGGGAGAATATAACGCGCTGTGTAATTCCATGCTGCTGACAGAAGGCTGGGACTGCCCAAGCGTTGACTGTATTGTAGTGCTGAGGCCTACAAAGGTGCGCAGCCTGTACAGCCAGATGGTAGGACGCGGAACACGCCTGTCCCCAGGGAAAGACCATCTGCTGCTCCTGGATTTTTTATGGCATACCGAACGGCATGAGCTTTGCCACCCCGCCAATCTGATTTGTGAAAATCCGGAAGTGGCGCAAAAAATGACGGAGAATTTGGAAGCCTCAGCCTGTCCCGTGGACATTGAGGAAGCGGAAAAACAGGCGAGTGAAGACGTGGTTTCTCAGAGAGAAGAGGCTTTGGCAAAGCAGCTTTCAGAAATGAAACACCGTAAGCGCAAGCTGGTGGATCCCCTTCAATTTGAGATGAGTATCCAGGCGGAGGATTTGTCCGGATACATTCCTTCCTTCGGATGGGAAATGGCGCCTCCAACCGATAAGCAAAAAAACACTTTAGAGAAGCTGGGGATTTTCCCTGATGAAATTGACAATGCCGGCAAGGCTGCCAAGCTGTTAGACCGGCTTGCGAAGCGAAGAGAAACCGGTTTGACAACGCCGAAGCAGATTCGTTTCCTGGAATCACGCGGCTTTCAGCACGTAGGCACCTGGCAGTTTGCCACGGCAAAAGGACTGATTGACAGAATTGCCGCAAACGGCTGGAAAGTTCCATACGATATTATACCGCAGGAATATAAAGGGGCGTAATCATGAAAAATCAGTATCACACCGACCTTTTAAAAATTTTAGATGCGATCGATCCCGCGGCTTTGTCCTACCAGGAATGGATTAATGTAGGCATGGGCCTGAAGGAATCAGGATTTACTTTTCAGGATTGGGATAATTGGTCGCAGAAGGATTCCGCCCGGTATCACCGCGGTGAATGCGAAAAAAAGTGGAACACCTTTGCCGGAAGCGGAACCCCCATAACGGGAGGCACTATTGTTCAGATGGCTATGGAAAGCGGCTGGACGCCGGCAGGCACAGGACATGAATTAAACTGGGATGATGAAATTGAAAACGACGGTCTGACGATTATTGATAAGGACTGGGTAGAGGGACGGGAGGTATTGGAGCCGGAAGGCTGGGATCCCGCCAAACAGCTGATCACTTATCTGGAAACGCTGTTTGAAAGCACGGAAAACGTTGGATATGTTACGGAAAGCTGGGAGAACGACGAAGGAAAGCGCGTGCCCGCTAAGGGATGCTGGGACCGCACCGCCGGAGAACTGATTCAGGCCCTGGGAAAATGCCGGGGAGATATCGGCGCGGTACTGGGAGACTATCATCCGGAGGCTGGAGCCTGGATCCGGTTCAATCCGTTGGACGGCCAGGGAATCCGCAACGCAAACGTTACAGATTTCCGTTACGCGCTGGTGGAATCTGATTCCATGGAAATTGAAAAGCAGAACGCTATTATCCGTGAACTGGAGCTGCCTGTGGCATGTCTGGTCCACAGCGGAAAAAAGAGCCTTCACGCAATTGTGAAAATTGAGGCCGGGAGCTATGACGAATACCGCAGACGAGTGGACTATTTATATAATGTATGCCGAAAAAACGGCTTGGACGTTGACCAGCAAAACCGCAACCCTTCCCGGCTTTCCCGAATGCCGGGCGCTGTCAGAAATGGGCATAAACAATTTTTGATAGATACCAATCTTGGCAAGAGCAGCTGGGCAGAATGGCAGGAATGGATAGAAAGCGTTAATGACGATCTTCCAAATCCGGAAAGCATGCGGGAGGTTTGGGACGACCTCCCGGAGCTTGCTCCTCCGCTGATCAGCGGGGTTTTGCGACAGGGACACAAAATGCTGCTCGCGGGTCCGTCTAAGGCCGGAAAATCCTATGCTTTGATTGAGCTCTGCTGCGCGATTGCGGAAGGAAGACCATGGCTCGGCTTTCCCTGCGCCCAGGGCCGTGTATTATACGTCAATTTGGAGCTTGACCGGGCTTCCTGCTTACATCGCTTCAAGGACGTATATACAACGTTGAATTGGGCGCCCAACGGCCTAAAGAATATTGACGTTTGGAATTTGCGGGGACGTTCTATCCCTATGGATAAGCTGGCGCCAAAGCTGATTCGCCGGGCGTCTAAAAAGAAATATATCGCCGTCGTTATCGATCCTATTTACAAAGTAATCACCGGAGATGAAAACAGCGCGGATCAAATGGCCCACTTTTGTAACCAATTTGACAAGGTTTGTACGGAATTAGGCTGTTCTGTTATTTACTGCCATCATCACAGTAAGGGAAGCCAGGGAAGCAAGCGCAGCATGGACAGAGCCAGCGGCTCCGGCGTATTTGCCAGGGATCCTGACGCACTTTTGGACCTGATTGAACTAGAGATTACCCAGCCGCTGCTGCAGCAGGAGAAAAACAACGCCGCGTGCGAATTGTGCAGATCGGAAATCTCGCGGCTGAGAATGCTGAGCGAAGTTTCTCCGGACGATTTATGCACTGAAAAAAAGGCCGTAGAGGCGTGTAAAGGCTTGCTGCGGGCCGATGAATATGAAGCGCTTAATCTACGGATTTCTAAAGCGAAAAAGGCCGTGGAAGCCCGTACAGCCTGGCGCGTAGAAGGGACGCTGAGAGAGTTTCCGAAGTTCCCTCCAATTAACCTATGGTTTGATTATCCGATCCACCGGAATGATGAAACAGGCGTTTTGAGTGACATTCAGCCGGAATCGGAAACGCCTCCATGGAAAAAGAATTTTTCAAAAAAACGGCCTCAGCAGGACAGAAAAAAAGATCGTGATCACTCGTTGGAAACCGCTTTCTCAGCATGCGGGATTAATGATAAAGTCACTGTGCAGGACATGGCGGAATACTTGGGGGTAACTGAAAAAACAGTGCGGAATCGCCTAAAAGAGCACGGCGGATTTTGGGTAGATGGCGGTCAGGTAGGTAAAAAATGAGGGAAAATATCGAAGGGAAAAATTTCCTTTCCCTCTTTCCTATATGGAAAATATCGAAGATTTTCCCTTTCCCCAAAGAGGGAAAAAGTCGATAATTTTCCTTCCGGGGAAAAAGACGGAAAAAATCGATAATCACCGAGTTTTTCCCGAGGGAAGAAAAAGTATATATACTACGTATATATAAATTTTCCTTTCCCTTACGGTCAAGGGGGAAAGGAAGGCGGCTGAAAGCTGAGCCGCCGTCCTTCCTTCCCTCCCCTTTCCTTGACAAAGGAAATTTTTTCAAAAAGTTCTTAATTTTACACTTTAAAGCGGTGAATTAATATGAAACTTGAATTTTTTCTTTCCATGCGAAGGCCTCCGACAGTAACACATCAAGAAAAACGAATTCACGTGGTACAGGGAAAACCGGTTTATTACGAACCGCCTGAATTAAAACAAGCCAGGACGGATTTGACAGACCGCTTGTTTAAATTTAAACCGGAATGCCCGTTTACCGTGGGAGTTCGCCTGGTTACCCGGTGGCTTTTTCCGCCTGGACGTCATGTTCCAGGCTCCTACCGCACTACAAAGCCGGATACTGATAATCTGCAAAAGCTTTTGAAGGATTGTATGACGGCTGCGGGCTTTTGGAAGGACGACGCTTTAGTAGCATCTGAATTATGCGAAAAATTTTGGGCGGAAGATAACCGGCATACAGGAATCTATATTCGAGTGGAGCAATTAGTATGAAACGCAGAAAAGAACAAATTCCAAAGGATCCGCCCGAAGACAGCCCATGTGCGCGGGCAAAAGTATTAAACGCAATCGCGCAAAATATTCCTCTTAAAATATCGTCTTTCCCCCAAAATGAGCGCAGATATGTACAAGGCGTTCATAAAGTATTAATTCGATATTGGCATTTTCAAATTTCAAAAGAACAGGCCCAGGCGGAACAGCGTTTATGGCAAATATCCTGCTTGCAGGAGGCTCATTGAGATTTTGGACGGGAGGAATTTAAGTGAAGGCCAGGAT